CAGAAGTATGGGAGCCCTATATTTATGCCTAAACGCAAGAAGCGAAAAGGCTATCAGAAGAAATCAGAAATAAGTTCATTTAATAAAAACCGATAACATAAATCGATTAAAAATTATAAATAAATTAAAGAGATAAATACTTATCTGATAATAGTGTTCCTATTTGAATTTAATATGTAATTGATAATTTAAATGTAGTAAATAATCACAAAAATAATAGAAAATAAATGAAGAAAATAAATGAAATGCAGTCTGAAAGGGCTGATAAAATTGTTGAAATGCAAACCATTTCTGCAATGGATGAATTGAACGATGAAAAACGTTCAGAATTTGATGCACTTGAAGGAGCAATTAAAACTTTAGATAGTGATATCAAAAGAGCGGAAGCTCAAGAAGATCTTAATAAAACTATAATTGCAGCACAAACAAGTGCAAAAATAGTTGATGAAGAAAGAAACATTGATATTGGAACTCAATTTAGGGACTTTTTAACTAAAGCTATTGAAAAAGATGGATCTAAAAGATTTAATTTAAGAGCAATTACAACAAGTACAGATACCAATATTATAAATAAAAGTTCGAAAAGTATTGATTATAAACTTTCTGATGGATACAAACTTTTAAAAGATCTTGGTGCAACTTTCTATACTGGATTAAATGGTAATTTTGCATTACCAAGTATGGCAGAATCGACTGCTGGGTTTCCTGGAGAAAATACTGCTGATGCTTCAGCAGGACCAGAACCTGCTAGCATAGTTATGCAAGCACGTAGAATAACTCACTGGCACGCAATAACAAGAGAATTTTTGGCTCAAACAGACCCAACAGTTTATGCAACTATGGTTCAATCTTTAGTTGATGGAATTTGGAAAGCTGTAGCTTATGATTTCTTTGATACAGTAGATACAGATGGAGCGAGTGGAGCATATAATTGTCCAAGAGTAACAACAACTTTAGATAATTTTGCTACTGCAAATTTTGTTTCTTGCGAAGCAAGTCTTGGAGCAAGAACTGATAGTGATAATTTAAAATATGTTATTCCTCCAAAATTAAGAGCTGATGCAAGAACATTTTCACAAATAGCAAGTGTTAATGCATTAATGGTAGATAATGAAATTCTTGGTTATCCTGTTGTTACAACAAGCGCTGCAAATGCTGACCGAATAATTATGGGTGATTTTTCAAAACACGCTGTTGGTCAATGGGGTGGAATTGAAATTATAGTTGATCCTTATACTTATTCAAGTGAAGGTAAAATTAAAGTTACGGCTTTAGGTTTATTTGACACAGCAAGTATGAATCCAAGAGCATTCACAGGTTATGATGTTTCGATTGCTTAGACATAATAATTAAGACAACCAGAGGGCCATTTAGGGTTCCTCTGATTGTCTTTTTTTACTCATTAATATAATATAATATAATGTTAATCAAATGCTCTTAGAGAAATTAAAAACGGTATTTCCTGTTTCACTTATAGATGCTAAAAAGCAACTTAGGGTTGATAGTGATTTTATTGATGATAATAGTTTTGTTCAAGATTTAATTAAAACAGCTACAATAATGGCTGAAAATTTTATTGAGAAGGATATTGCATATACAAAAAACACATATACACAATATGATTTTAGTGGTTCAAGTATTACTATTAATGAAGGCAATTATTTATCATTAACAAGCATAACACTTGCAACTGGTTCAACAATTACTGAAGATTATATTGAAACTTTTAATAACTATTTTAAGATTTATTTAAAAAGTGGTATTTCAAGTGATCCATTAAAAGTGGTTTACTATGCTGGATATTCAGATGGAAATTGTCCTCGTGATATACAACAAGCTATCAAAATGAAAATTGTGGATTTATATGATACAGAAAGAGGAGATTATTCATTTAATAGTGTAAAAAATAATAGAGTATTCGATACCATATTAAATTATCACAAAATTATAAGGTTTTAAAAATGTTTACCGGACTTTTAAGAACGAGAATTTTAATTCAAAAGGAAACTACTTCATCAAATAAAAGTGGAACTCCAACTGAATCGTTTGAAGATTTGAAATATACTTATGCAAGAAAAATCTTTAAGGGTGGAGATACTGAATATGCAGATGAAGGTGAATTACCTTATACTAAGACAGAATTTACAGTTCGGTATGATAGTAGAATAAATTACAAATGTAGAATTTATTATGGTAGTAAATATTATATAATACATCACATTGATAATCAAAATAATGGACAGTGGATGCGAATTTTAGCAACTGTATATGAATATGACTAATAAAGATTATGCCTTTAATGGTTTAAGTGAAGTAGAAGAAGCTTTAAAAACATTACCTGCAAAAATGCAGGCAAGTTTATTGAAATCTTTTAATAGAAAAGCTTCAACAAAATTTGTTGTAAAACCTGTACGAATGGCATTAAATTATTCAAGCAGAACAAAAAAAGCTATTAAAATAGCAAGTGTAAGAGATGATAAAACGGCTGTTTATGCTGGTCCTACTTCAGATGCCTTTTATTTAAGGTTTTTGGAAAAGGGAACTAAAGAAAGAAAAGGTAGAGGGAAGATTACTGGTAAACATAAAATAGAAAGAGTAGCAGATAGAGGTGTTAATCCTATTATAAAATATACTAATAAAGAATTTGGTGAAGTGATTAATGAATTTCTATTAAAAAAATTAAAAAGAGCTCGTAAGCAATGAGTAAGTTTTCGATAGATATTAATACAATAATGAATGCAGATACTTCATTAAATTCATATGCAGATGGAGGTATTTATTGCGAACATTTACCAGATAGTTATTCATTAGAAAAGACACATTTAATTTTTACATATAGAAGGTCGGAAGGAATAAATTCTATAGCAGATAAGAATTTAATGTTAGGATATGATTTAACTGTTAAAATAATTTCAAATTCAACCGATACAATATTTGATGCAAGTGAAAGATTAGAAGATTATTTAACAATAATAGATGACGGTTCTATAAGAGATATTCAATTAATAAATGACCAAAGAGCTGTTGACTTAGAAAAAAATATATATGAGAACGTTTTAGAATTTAATGTTCTCTATCAAAAAGAATAAAGAATAAATATTAATAATTTAAAATAATAATTAAGACAATGGGAGCACCAATTTTATCAAAAGAAATGTTCATCCAACTTGACTCAAGCGTTTTGGGATTTACAACCGATTTTGACTTAGAAATTAATAAGGAAATAATCGACATAACGACTTTAGATTCATCCGGATGGATGCAAAAATTAGTTGATTTAAAATCTTGGAGTGGTTCTTTAAGTGGATTAGTAACAAGGTCAGGAGCAACAGGCGGCGAAAAAGATTTTGATGCATTAGTAAATAGTATTTGCACATCAGATGCAAGTGTACTTACTGCTATAAAACCTACAGAAATTGCAAGTAATCAATATCTTGTAGGAGGAGCATTTTTATCAAATCTTAAATTCAGTGGAGCAAAAGGTGGCGGAATGACTTACTCACTTTCATTTGAAGGTTCAGAAGGATTGACGATTAGCACTGTATAAACAAATATAAATAAATAATTATGGGAGCACCGATATTATCAAAGGAGCTATCTATCTATTTTAATTGTGATGCGTCTATAACTGTGGACTCAAGTATGTTGGGTTTTGCTACAGATTTCGACTTAGAAATTAATAAAGAAATTATAGATATAACAACACTTGATGATCCAGCTTGGATGCAAAAAATGGTTGATTTAAAGAGTTGGAATAGTTCATTTTCTGGACTTGTAACAAGAACCGATGCATCATTATCGAAATATGATATTGATAGAATAGAAAAACATCTAATAGAGAATGATACATCAATAAATATGGCAATGAGATTAGATGTTTCATCAAATCAATTTGTATATGGAGCAGGACTTTTAACAAATGTTAAAAAATCTGGTTCAAAAGGAGCAGAAATGACATTTTCAGGTTCAATTGAGGGTGCAGGAGTATTGGATGTTTCAACATTAGTATAATATTAAATTTAGGTATGATTAGAGGGTTGTGGGTGAACTTAAAATACACTTTAATATAATCTATAAACAATATATATAAACCCCCTAAAGACACCCAGAAAAGTATCACATTGATGTGACACTTTAGTAATTAAAATAAATAATAAATGGTTAAATACATTACATATAAAGAAAAAAAGTATCCAATTCGAGTATCATTTTTTGCTATATCAAATTTTGAAGATGAAACAAAAAGAAAGGTAAGTGAAATTGATGATTCAATAAGTTTATTAGTACCTCTATTTTGGTATTCATTTTTACAAGGGCATAAAGTTCAAGGAAAAGAAGTTGAATTTAAGCGTGATGATATGATAGATATATTGGATGAATGTTATTATGAATTTTTGGAATTGATACCTGAATTTTTACCTAAAGATAACGGTAAAAAAGGAAAAAAGTAATAACCAATCTTGATGAAATTTTTGGGATTGGGTGTGCAAGATTGGGGCTTAATTTTAATGACTTTTATTCATTAACACCTTTGGAATTTCATTACGCTTTACAGGCGAAAGAAGAAATGATAATTGATGAAAAAAAATTTATAGGATTACAAACTTTATACTTAATAGATATACAATTAGAATTAAAAGATAGATTTAAAAAACTTGAAAAATTAATGCCTTTTTTATTTAATAAGGAGGTTGAAAAAGCAAATACTCCTACTGAAGAAAAATGGAAAGAAATTGGAAAGCTTTTTCACTAAAAGGTATATGAAAATATGCTTTTTTTAGTTTATAATAAAAAATATATAAGACTATGGCAAAAATAATGACTGATCTCTCTCTTAAATTAAGTGCAAATAGTGCTGAACTTAAGAAAGGCCTCGATAAAGCTAAAGGGAATGTAAAAAGCTTTGGAAATAAGACTAATGCTTCTACAAGTAAAATATCAAGAGGTTTCAGTAATGTTCAAGGAAAAATTGGAAAAGCTGGAGCAGCATTAGGACCATTTGGAGGAGCATTAACTGCGTTAGCAAGTCCTGCAGGAATTGCAGTTGCTGCGATTGGAGCATTAGTTGCAGTGGTAAAATATTTGGAAGGTGCTTTAGATGAATATTCAAAAACTGTTGATAGTATAAAATTTGGAATGTCGGGGTTATTAGAAGAAACTAAAAAGGTTTTTAAGGAACAACGAAAAATAACCAGAGGTAAAGTTTATGGAGGTTGGAAAGCTTGGATGCAAGGGTTCGTTTCAGGTAATAAAGAATTGATGGAATCTTCAAAAGAAATGATTGAAAGTGGACTTGATAAACAAACCGATTTACGAGGATTTAAAACTAAAGCAGATTGGATGAATAAATTTAGTGCTTTAGAAAAAGAAGCTTTTGAATTAAGATTAAAAGGATATGATTTAGCAACTAAATGGAAAAAACTTGAAGTTGA